CTCGGCAAACTCTGTAAAATTGCTACGCCGAGAATCGGATGGGCTCGCACCTTCGTCGTCAAACCATAGGTCCCAGAGAAGCTCAACCTCCTGGACCATCCTGTCCTGACTCATTTCGAACTCTGCCTTGTCTGCCTGTTCTACTACCTCCTCGCATCCGTTCTGTTCCTCGTCGTCACAACTGCAGCAGTGTTCGTAAACAACTTCGGGAGCGGCATTGTCGGGAGATCTCTCCAGCCAAGGTTTTTCTTTGGCTTCGACGTTTCTGTCTGAAACAAACGCCGAGCCCAATACAGACATTGCGACGGCCACCAATACCAGTGCAATTAGATTTTTCATATTACCCTCCTTCTTTCAGAGTAGTTTTTCGAAAACTCCCAAAAGTAATCATGGGTAGCCTGTTCAGCAAAGTTCCATGGGAAACCAGCAGGATCTATTTTTCTGGGTGAACAATGAAGATGCCCTATAAGACCAATGTGTTCCTTTGCATTCTTAATTATCTTCTTGGGAATTTCTTTCTTAGCATTGCGCGGGAACCTGGGAGCATCGCAGAACATTGTTTCAAGCTCATCGGCGGGCCCAATCTCGTTGAGACGGTCTTTGTTTCTGAGATAGCACAGAGCGAACCAGAGCCCCGCAGCCCATCTGGCCACTGCCTCCACCTGGGCGTCCGGAAAACAAAAGACTTTCATTTTAGAACCCTGTAGTATCTCCACCTTCTTTTTGTGCGGCAAGTTACCTGTCCGCTTTCGATTGGCTGCTGAGTAATAGTTGGGTCTCTTAGCCGCCAAAGGATAAAGGCAACACTCAGTGCCGATACTGATCTGGTTGTGGCTACCAGCATGCTTGGCCGCTTCGACAGCATCGAGGAATTGATAGATCCTGCCATCATCCTCATGGGCAAACTGAACCGACAGTCCGCGCTGGTTGTGAAGTACGTCGTGCATTATTTTGGGGCTCTCGCGATCTGCCCCCGAGTGGTGAATTAGGATCTGGCTAACTCCGAATATTCCCCTCTTCCTCTTCTTGTACCGCTTGCCCTGAATGGTCCTCGTCTTCACCTTCCCCGTGTCCATATCCTCAGTTTTAACGACAACCCTTTTGGTGCCGTACTGACTGAACCCCTCAGCCTCCCACCATTTGATAACTCGCGTACCAATATCAAAAGCCACACCGTCAATCACAAGCGCATTGTCACCATTGAAAGGCTGACCCGTTAGCGATATTCGCTTCTTTATTGCCATAGGATTTCTCCTTAGTTGTTGTGAATCATACCACAACTAGTCTGTTTTTTGCGACTTTGCAGGGGCACCAGGGCTGGCCACCTTGTTCGCCAGGTCTCTTATATTGGGCCCAGGAGTTTTTTCTCCAGGAGTCCCTGCCCCCTTCTGACCTCTAACCATGTTGCCGATCTGTGCCGCAACTGCCGCAGTCTTCGCCGCCATCTCGATCTGTATCAAGGAGGTTTCCGCCTTGACTTTGATGGCTGCGATTGACTCAATCGCTTGACAGTAAGAACGCGAACCCTGACCGTCGGGCATACGTTTCATCCTGGCAGCATAACCTTCGAGCCGGTCGATGTCGTCCTGAATGGAAAGAATGATTCGTGTTCGGATCTGTTCCTCCATCGGAATTGCCTTCGGCACCTCCTGCTCTTGTGCTTGTTCCTGTTTTGTTCTTTCGTCGTTCATACTGTCTCCCTTCTGTCAGCAAAGTGGGGCTGCGGCCATTGGTCAATTTCGTCGTAGTCCGGTGGTAGTAATTCCACAACTTCTACAACACCATCACCAAGGATGTCATCGGTGGCATCATCATACTCAAGCCCGAAGTCGAGAGCGAGCTCGGCCGGTTCCGCTGCTACCCAGGCGCATACCGCTGCCCGTGTTTCATCGCCTCCGATTGTCCGCTCGTCGCCCAGTATCCTGACCAGGTATCCGCCTCCGGATGTCCACTTCTCAACAAGCTCTTGGGAAGGCGTAGGACCGTCGCTTACGAGATACTCGGGAAGGCCATCCTCATCCACCTCTGCGCCCGTTGCCTCCTCGAGGTATGTGGACAGGGTGGCCCGAACCGACTTCAGTAATCTACCCCCATCTGGCACAGGTTTGAATTCCCCTTCTCCATCTTCCTCGGTACCGTCATCTTCGCTCTCTTCTGTTCCGAACGCTACACCACACCCAGGACATTGCTCATCGTCTGTGGTCACCGTCGCATTACACTCGGGGCATTGTAGCTGTTCTTCACCCTCTGGCTGCTCCTCTTCGGTGTCGCCTTCGGGGAGGTCCATCTGGCGGTCATCGTCGCTGCCGAAGAAGTCCGCTGGCAAAATGCCGCTCTCCTTCGCCAGCTTGTCCCTGACCTTCGCTCGGAGATCTCTAATCTTCCTGGCCGTGGGCTCCTTCTTGCCGTCCTTCTCTGCGAGTTTTACCATGTCTTCTTCCGCTGCCTCCATGGCGTCGAAGATCTGTAGTACTTCGTGGGGACAACCACTGAGGTAATCGGCGCAGATGAATTCCAGCGCGTGCCCCTGCCAGGTTTGCTCGCGGAACTTGTCATCACTACAGTTCTGAATCCGAATACACTCGAACGCCTTCCGCACAACGGTTTCAATGGTGTTCTTTGCTAGGCGGACTTTCCACATGCCGTATTTGTCAGGAGCCTGTGCAGTGCCACCACGTCCTCCCCCACCCTTGCCTGAAGATCCCCCAGTGGCCGCGCCGGGGTCTGGTGCCACCACTGTGTTCTGAATCGCGTACGCAATCTCCTGTTGGCGAACACGCACTGTGGCAATGTTGCCCTTCACGGAACATTTGAGCCCGCATTTGGCACAACTCAAACTTACCGAGGTGGCCGTCCTCTTCTTAACATCAAACGCGGTGGAACCGCACTGGCAGGTGAGTATCTTGGTTTCCTCTGTTGGAATTCCGTTCTTCCCTTCGTTCGTCTTCTTGTCATTTGCCATTAGCTGTTTCTCCTAGTATTCGGCAGGGCCACTTCCCTTGCCGTTTCTTTCAGCCACCTGAGATGGTGGGCCAGTGTTATTGAAAAAACCTTTTTGCATGTCGTTCTGTTTTTGGGTCTGTGCGTACATCTGATGAGGCTGCTCGTACTTGCCGGAACCCTCTTCGGGGAATGGTCCGTCAGTGTAAATATCCCAAGCTCGAATGAACATCCTGGACAGATCGGACCATAGCTTAATCATGCCCGTCTTGCCATGCGAAGATTTGGAAACGATGAGCTGAGTATCAGGATCGTCCTCGCAATCTTGGTGATAGTATCCGCGCCGATAAAGAAACCACACTACTCGAGCAACTTGTTCTATGGCTCCGCTCTGCCTGAGGTCGTGCAGCGTAGGCCGCTTGTCCTGTCGGCGCTCCACTTCGCGATTCAACTGCGTTGCCAGAATCACTGGAATGTCAAGCTCCTTCGCAATATCGCGCAAACCCTTGGCTGCGTTTTCAGTAATCTCCGTTGGGGAGTTTCCCTTGTCGGTGAGCTCGCCCAGGTGGTCCACTACCAAAAGGTCGAGCCCGTGTACCTGTTTATGAAGCGCGGCAACCTGAGCAATCCGCTCGGAGGATAGTCCTGGTGTGTCGTCGACCCATAGCGGCAACTTTGATATTTGGTTCGCTCCCTGAATGAGCCTAGGCCACGCATCATTGGGTACCTCTCTGAGCATGAGGTTGTTCAGATCCACATCAGCGAAACGGGCCAAGGCTCGCAGAACCTGGTACCGCGTATCGTCTTCCGTGGGAACATAGAGCACGTGCCTGTCTTGTATCGCAGCATTGGTGCAGATGTTTAAACACAATGCCGATTTCCCCATCCCTGGCCGCGCACCGATGGCCGTCAAGATCCCAGGCCACGCGCCACCAACCAAGTCGTCAATCTCGTGGATACCTGTTCTGACCAAGTTGTCCGGCATCTTGCCCTCTTCCAGATCTTTGAAGACCGGTATGATGGCCGAGCCTATTTTGACCGGTCCGTCATTCGAGCCCGTTGCGGAAGCCAGGGTGATAGCCCTTCGCGATTCTGCCAGATAATCGGAGGTGCCTTCGCCAATGTCAGTAAATCCGGTGGCAACTATTTCCTGTGCCGTGTAAATCATCCTACGGGTGAGTGCCTTGTCCCTCACAATCTTGGCGTAGTGTTCTACGTTCGCAATGGAAGCAACGGCGTCCGTGAGATTGGCGAGTGCCATGCCGCCACCAACCTTTTCGAGATCGCCACGCTTCTTTAGTTCGTCACCAAGCGTTACGTGGTCCACCGGGGCATAGCTGCTCTGCAGGGATACGATGGCCTCGTAAATTCGCCGGTAGGCTTCCACATAGAAATCCTCCGAGCCGGACAATATGGTCTGGAGTATGTTGAATGCCTCATTGTTTAAGAGCACCGCACCAATGCACGCGGCCTCGGCCTGCTGGTCGTATGGTGGAACTCGCCCTTCTGCAACGCGATGGGCTGAATCCCTCTGCGAATAGTGGCTCGAACCACCTCTTCCGTTATTCATCTGTCACTCCTCCTTCCATTTCCCCTGACCTTGGCTGCAAGGTCGCTACCATGTTGGTACCCTGAGCTTACCGGCTGCTTCGACCTCGGGTTATCCTGTTCCCTCATCGCCGCATTCCAAACGAACCTCGCCAGATCCTTCTTCATCTTCTTCGGGTTGGCAAAGGTCCAACCTGAGAGCTTCGTAATGAGTCCAGGTACATCGACATTGGGGCAACTATCATCCAGTTTTTTTGCAAGCGGTTCTGGCCGTTTAACATTGTTCCACATCACCTGTTCGCCAACCCCAGCAACAAGGAACACCTGAGTCTGCATCGCTTTCCAAATAGCGGCAAGCCTTTGACTTGCGTCGGAAGGTGGTTCTGGGAAAGGCACATCCCCTGATGCTTCAATTTCCCGAAGGGAAAGAGGTTGCTGGGCCGATGGCGCACCCTGCGCCGAGGTGTCACCCCTATCTTCCTGTTCTTGATCCTGATCCTGATCCTGATCCTGATCTTGGCTTCGGAGGGGTATCGGAGGGGCTTCCTGTATTTTGCCAAAGTAACCTGGTTCTATGTTGTATGACACGGAATATTTTCTAACAAAAGAAGCCAATAGAGGTGTTGATGGCAAGCGAGAAAGTTCTTTAAGCATGCCTATGCGTCTCTTGTCTTTGATAGACAACTTTGTTCCAACTTGAATTCTCGCCATGTTTATTACAAACACAATCCTATTTTTCTCGTCATATTCGCAAAACCCCAATTTAATTAACTTAGAAAGGGCCTTGGATACCCCTTCTATGGGTATTCCTGTATCATCGGACATGTATACTTTGGGACAGTAATAAAGCCCTGTCATGGATGAATGATTAGAACTTATTAAATAGGTGGCAAGCGTTTGAGAAACAGTATCTCCATGGAGTTTTCTGCCGGTTTCTCCAATCCAAAATTTAGCAGACAATATGCCGTAGTCCCGCATGGGAAACTCCTCTTAAATTAGACTTTTCTGTTTCCCTTGCGACCACTGTTTCCCGATTTGGGTTTAGTAACTTTTGGGGTAGCTTCCCCTTTGTCGCTGGTTCCGAAGAACTCTGCTGCCTCCTGCTTTTCTAAATCGAGCGCAGCCTGTTTTTCCTCTTCGGACATTTCACCACTGGACTCCTCGGCCGGAACTTTTTCCGCTGGTGGTTCTTCCGTCTCCGGAGGAGGTCCGTCCATTTCCCCCTGGCCTACACCGGACTCGGCAACCATGCGCTCCTTCAAGGTCCCCATGGTGTTCAGGCTGGCAACCTGGGTACCCTGAGAGCCCGTGTCACGGGGTTGCTTCGCTTCCCCTTCACCATCTAGCATCTCCTTCGGTACGACCTGCTCAACACGCTTGAGCAAGCCCTGGTCGCGACCTGACTCAACCATTGCAACCAGGCCAGCAGCGCGGTCAAAATCAGGGGATAGATCCCAGAACTTCGCCGACCAACGTACCGCGGTCTTCTGAGCCATCGCCGGCAGGTAGGTGATCCAGGGAATCCTCCTAATCTGTCCCGCGGTCATCAATTTCTCCGGCTCATTGTCATTCCATTTTTTGTAGAAGTTTTCGGTGCCGTTGCTGTGGGTCTCAACGCGGATTCTTTTGTCCCCTAATATCTGATCTCGGTGCTTGATGATTGCGTCCATCGGGTATGGCTGGCCGAAGTCATAGAATCCGTCATGATACCTGAGTGCCGCGTAAACTGCGACTCCTTTTCCGCGAGGTTTTCGAACGTCCCACGTGTGATTTAAAAACTGATTGGAGCCCAATTGGTGTTCAAAAAAATCATTCTCGTGAACGATGATTGCCTCCACCTTCCGCACCAGAGGGTCGCGCCTTGCCAGCTTCATCAGCCCTCGATACTGAATCTGTAGCTGAGTCAGCTTGCGCCACTGCCAGTTGCCGTGCTCGTCTTTGTACTTTGATGAACGTGCCTCCAGGTAAGCCTCGCCTAGTGGACCCTCGAATCTAACACCAAGGGTGGCTGCTTCCAAAACGGAGCCCAGTGTCGACTGAGGGTCCGCCTCCAGTACATCCTTGTCAGAACCAATGTGAGTCTTCGCCGAATTGATCCACGCATCGGTATCAATCGATGACGGGAGCGAACTCTTTATCATGTCGTGAATCCCTTCGGACTCCAACCATTCTTCAATCTTCCTGTAATTGGGGTGTGCCATTTGCCTCTTCCTGTTCCGTTCGGGTAATCCCCGAGCTGTAAACTTTTGGTAACCTATTCCGGACAACTTTCCAAACGGTACACAATATACCGTTTTTACTGGGAAAATTATCCAAGTTTTTTGGTAACTGCCTCTGCTGCTTTCTCTATCCCGAGTCGTATTGCTCCGAGTTCCATCTCAAGCATGGCTGCATACAGATCTGCTCGAGCGCGGAGTTCGTCGAACTCTTCCATCCCTTCTTCCATATCCATCTTCTTGCCGGCAAACTCATCGAGTTCCACCTGGATGGTCATCACTTCGTTGTCTACCGTCTCATCCCCACTCTGCGGTCGCTCCTTCGGCCCATAATAGTTGAACTGGTCGTGCGGTTTGCCCTGTTTGGTGTATTTGCTGAGATCCAGGTCTGGGAAGTCTGCCTGAAGTGCCTTCTTGTCGAAGGTCTTTCTGCCGGCCACTTCGCGATAGAGGAACTTATGGGGTCCAACATTTACGGCCTCGTCTCCGCTTGTCTTCATCACCTGCGAGATGTGCTCTTTGGCAGCAGCCAATTTCATCTTCGCAACAAGCTCTCGCTCTTTCGCCAGCTTGAAAACATCCACCGCCTCCTGCCACGCCTTCCCTGTCATCTCTTTGTACTTGCCCTTGGTGGCCTTCTTGGTGACGGGTTGGTCGTATACCTTGTCCGCTGGGGGAACACCTGGCAGAACGTGGTCCTTCCAAAACCTCTTCGCGTTCTGCACGATGGCTTTAATCATGTCGGGGTCAATCGGTAGTTCAACAATCTGTAGCTGAACATTCTCCGGCTCGTAAACAACAAGGCGTGCACCCTTGATCTTACCGAGCCACTTCTTCGAGTCAGCACCGAGGAAAGGAAGTTCGCAAACGTTGGCACAGTGAACCAGGTGCATGCACTGAACCATGTAGTACTCCTTGATTCCCTGGCTCTTGAATGAGTCGCAAACGCGCTGCAATGGCGACTTAATCTCCAGCACCCAGCCGTCTTCGCAGAAGCCATCGAAGTCCGCGAACAGTGGCGAATCAGGGTCGCTTACCTGGAACCCCTTGAACCGCTCATAGTCGGTCTCCGGCGCGTACACTTTGATGCCCGTCTGCGCCTCGTACATTGCCGCGGCCAACGGTTCGTAGGTATGACCCCTGCGGAAGTTTGGGTTATCTCCCTCGGCCTCAATATCCTCCATTGTTATCGTGTGTTTCTTGCTGATATACAAATCGACCGGAGTCTTCTTGAATACCTTTTCAGGTGGTAGTGCAAGCACTGGGGAGTCTGAAGATCCCACCCCGTTCTGTCTGCCCCTCAACCATTCTAAATGCTGCTGCTTATCCATGCCTCTTCTCCTTTTTTACTTCGATGATTTTCTATTGCCGGAGCTAATACCTAAGGCTTTTTTTAGGCGCTTTTGGTCCGCAGAATTCCCCATCCTTGCATAGTCTGTAGCACAGTCAATGCATTGATGTATCGTATATGGATGATCGCCTGGTTCTCCATAGCCAAATAAATCCACATGCCTATCCAATAGCCTTATTCCACAGCCTGAACACCATTTTTGCTTCTTCGCTTTTTTAATAATTCGGGCACTTATTATCATTACTCACCTCCATCGGATGAATTACCTGATCCTCTGTTAGGCTCTTTCCCGCACCAACAGCATGCACCTTTTTTGTTTTGCCATAAGGTCGAGTGGAATCCGGCGTTAAGTGACTTCGGGCATTCTTTCTTTTTAGGGCCAATTCCAAACGCAAATTCTGGGCCAGGTGGTTCTGTTAGGACACCTGGCAGACAGTTGTCTGTGAGGCCATCGCATGGTATCAATTCCCCAATTTTGCATGCACATTCTCCAGGTACATAAAGTCCCTGATACCCTTCTAGTTCCAATGCAATTCCTAGAATTTCTAACGCTGTGATCATCATTTTCCTCCGGTTCTAATCCAGCCCTGGCAGGGCTTCGACGACTCGGGTAAACCACGCAACGTCTTCGTCGCCGTGGTGGCTGCAAACCTTGCGGTACCGGCAGTATCCTGAGCGGTGCACACAAACATCGGGGTTCCTCGGCCAGAAACCCTCCTTCCTGTAGTGCCCAATCAGGTTAGCCGTCGCTATTGTATCCTGCTCCCATCTGCCGAGCGCAGCAACAGGAACCTCAACAACTGTTCGGTAGGCGAAGGATTCCCCACGCTCTTGCAGTTTACGGATGGTCTTCGCGCACCGTTTGCTTTCGGCCTCCAGACCGAAGCCTAGCTGCCTGGCAGTGGCGAGCCAAATATCAAGCGTGGTGTCGCAAGCCTTCTGGCTCATGCCCCCCATGCCCGAACCTCCGCACTTGGAACAAAAGGTATCTTTCTCGCCTTTCTTGTTTTCGTATTTTGTGCCCTTGCATTTCATGCACTTGACTGGATCTGGAACCGACGGTGCCTTCGAGCGGATGACGTCAATGAGCGCGGTTGTCACCGGCCTTCCCATCAGTTGTGTTGCCGACCACATCTTTCCAATGAGTTCGAGTTTCAATCCGAGCAACCGTTCTACCTCGGTTACCTCATTGGATGTGGTGAAATGACGGACAAGCACTGCCGGTGGTAGTGCTTCCCGCATAACCACACCATCAATTCTGTCCGCGTATTTCCATTGGCTCTCACCGAGCTGTGCCCTCACGAACTTGTCAACAACAGGGTAGCCGTCCGACTTAGCGAACTCAAAATATCCTGGATGAACAGTGTCATAGTGAGCGAGTACGCGGCGAGCTTCTTCGACTGCCGCACAAAGCTCTTTCTCCGATCTCTCTAGATCATCTCCCCTCATGTTTCCCCTGAGCTTCCGGATCTTGTCCGCGTAAACACGGAACACTGACTCCACCGCCACCTCAACCCTCAGTGGATCAGTTGGTCTCTTGAGTACCTGGTCGACAATCGGCACAACGTCCCGTTCGCGCAACGCGGTATGAAGCACTCCTCTTAAACCGGCAGGCCACGGTGGTGGCCGGTAACCTTTGAGCCGGTAATCCTTGCAGTACTCGATCTCAAATCGCCTCGGGCACATTAACGACCAGAGCATTCGCGGGGTGACGAGATTCTCCGGTCTGATCTCTGGGTTGGTGGTCATTGCCTCTTCCTCCTGCTGCGCGGCTGCTAGTTAGCGAAAGTAGGAATGAACGTTTCACCATATTCCGATTCAGTTACCTCCTCGAGCAAATCCTCTGGCGCTACATCCAGGGCCTCGGCGAATTCCTTGAGCACTGAAGCCTTGGGATCTCCGCGCTGAATTATGTCCCTGATGCGCTGTTGACTCTTCCCAAGCTGTCTGGCTAGTTCGCGCATTGACCACCCTTTTTCATGGAGCACAAGTTCGATGCGAGCTCTAAAGTGGTTCACCTGTTTCTCTGTCATGCTGACCTCCGTTGCTGAAAATCTTTCCAATGAACACAAAAATATTCATTACCTTAGTTACCTATTCGCGACAATATTTTTATCCCTGTAGAGAGTTTGTTCTACTGCCCCTTCCGTAAACCATATTCTGCCGCCAAGGTGTCCACAAAATTAGCTGCTAGATTCAGGAGTTCTGTCTGGCGATGTCGCGGAATCTTCCTCTCCAGCGATGGTGCTTCATAGGCGCGAATCAGCTCCGCTGCCCTGAGCATTCCACGCCGAACATTGAGATCGGCCTCCTTCCCCGAGACGACTTCCTGCTCCTCCCTCCTGAGTTCTTCTATGCTGTCCTCAGTGTCACCTCCACCCTGTCCTTCGACGGACTGAGCTAGGCGTCCGAGCGCTTTGATGAGCGCTGGCAATTGGCTGTTAAAGAAGCGATTTCCCATATTCGTATTGTAGAACGGTATTCCACCCATTTTACGTAACCTCCTCCATTTTCTGTACGTTCATACTGTTTTCTGGCTGAGCGCTTCCGAGCGCCTCCGAGTCCTCCTTTCAGATTTAAACACAAGCCCCTGGCCTCGCGACGGTTCTCGCCGGACTCAGGGGCTCCTCGTTCCTCTCAGTTGGTTGGTCCCTCGGGTACACCGTTAGGCATCAGATACGTCATGATCTGTTCGAAATCGGTTACTCTGACCATTACCGGACCCTTCTTGTTCATCTGCTCCACTGATAGCGCGAAGCTGATGGTCAGAGAGCTGATGAGCATATGCAGATAGTCGCCGTCCAGGGGGGCACCTTTCTGCAGGTATTCCGTAACGGTCTTGGCGTCTTTCAGGTTATCGCGTAGGCCAGCCTTCCTATCCAGTTTATTATTGAGCAGCAACTCGGTCCGTGAATACATGTTCCGGATTGGAGCCTGGAGCACGTGTGCAGTTTTCATAGTCTTAAACCTTTCCGAAGAAACCGTGCATTTTGTGCTCGTCCTTGAGCGCGTCAGAAAGGAACACGGTTTCGTCGCTGAATTTCTCATTAATCTCTGAGCGGCAGGAGCTGCCAACCAATATGGAGTAGCAGTTTCTTCAAGGCTCCATTATCGGCAATTAATTTAACCGCGCTGGCTAGTGGCTCTTCGAAGTTTGTCCCGCCAGAGGCCGCGAAAAAATTGACCGCCTCAGTGATTTTCTCAGGGGTCATCTCGCCGCGGTCCAGGAACAGGTCAGTGCGGAGCACGCTGGAGCCAAAGTGGATAATCGCGAAGGCTCGGTTCTGCTGCTTCGCTACATCCATGTACGCGAGGCAAACGCCAGCAGCCCAGACATCCGCGTCGCCGCTCCTCATCGAGCCTGAGGAGTCCAGCACCATGATGATAGGGCCCTTGTGGTCCTTTTGTTTGTCAGCCTTCTCCACGCACGTGAGGCTGCGTTCGGCGTACTTCGCGGCGAATACGTGGCGGAGCCCAGGTGCCCCGTAGACCAGCTCGCGGAAGCACAGTTTGCCGAGGTCATTATCAAAACGCCTTCCTACTCGCTCGCCTGCGCCGAATCTGGGTTTGCGCCTCTGCTCTTCGGAAGCCACCCTGCGAAGGCGTCCGGCCAACTCGGCGATGCGTCGGAGTCGCTCGTTTGAACCCACGATTTTGGCGAGTTTGGCCCCTACTGCCATCTGAGCCTGTCGTCCGCTGTGCTGATCAAGGCCAACCCCGTAAGCGTCAATCAATGACTGGGCTTCGTCAATCGCCTTCTCCGCGGACTTGGCTGCCGAGCGCATGGCTTGGCGTACTTCGGTCATGTCCAGTTCTTCCGCTGCTGCCTCTGCTGCATCACGCTTCTCGTCAAGTCCTTCGAGCAGTTCGTTCAGGGTATCCTCAATGCCTTCGGCCTGGGCGTCGTCACCGTCCTCTTCGGCCTGCTCGAGTAGCCTCTCGAGGTATTCAATCGCCTCTTCATCTCCGCGGATGTCCGCAACTGGAGTCTTTCCTGGAGCTGGGATCTTGTTCATCAGCTCGTCAATCATGGCTGCCGTCACAGTGCCAGACCAGGTGTCATTGCCTGCTGTCTGTGCGCGGAGGTCAGAGATCTCCGGGACATCCCTCATGGCCTTGTCCAGTTTCTGGAACGGCTCGCTGCCAGCGGCTGGCTCTTCGAGTCTCGTGGGCTCATCAGCGTGGAAGAAGTGAAACATCTCGCCGGCAAAATCGCCAAACGCTTCGTACCTCTTCCGGCCATCGGACTCGGCTCTCGCTGCTGCGCTGTCGGCGAGAGTGTGGTCAGACCAAAGGTGCCTGTCAAAGTCGGAGGCTTCGTATATTAGGTTGGAACCCATCGTATCCTCCTAGTCGCTCACGGGACGGTACATGGTGATGTCCCTGCCGCGCTCGGCGAGTTGCTGTATCGCAGCTTCTACTATTTCAACCGCTTCCTGGACCGCGTCGTTGTCTGTCACCTTGTCGGCCACTTCGAGGATTGCATCTCGGCGACCACTGAGTTTACCCTGAATCTCCCCCATCTTCTTCGCGGCTGCGGGCTTCGTTAGTACGCCGGTCTTTATGTCGTCCAGTGTGGGGAGATCTTTCATCGCGGTGCGAACTCCGTCAATAATCGAGGTGGCTCGGGCACCGTAGGGGTCGCTTGCGTTTCCAACTGCCTTCAGGAGCGCAGGGCGGTCCGTGTGGCGTTTCCAAATCACGTCGGCCAGTACCAGGTAATCGTTGGGTTGGACCGAGGAGTGGCCGTTCAAGACGGCTCTGGCTTTAACGAGCTTTGGTGCCTTGCCAATCCAGGTTCTGTCGCTGGCGATGTAGCCTTCGTCGGCGCAGGCCTTTTTAATTTTGAGCAGCGTGTTGGCCTCGTCGCTGCCCCAGGGGAGTGCATCGGCTGCCTTCCGGAGCTCCTCCAGGTCGCCGTCCTCCAGCTTGGCGTCAATGCCGCTCGGGCCTTCGGACATGAGCTTCAGGAGCGCGGAGTCATCACCAATGTAATCCAGCCAGAATTTTACGGCGAAGCGGTCGTACAGTGCGTCAAGGCTGGAATCTTCAGGGTACTCGTTGCTGGCGGCCATCACTGTTTCGAGTGGCAGCTTCACCATCTCGGCTCCGTTCCTCATCTTGCGCTGCTGCATCGCCAGGAGAAAACCGTTTAGGAGAGCGCTGCTGCTTTTGAAAATCTCGTCCAAGAACCAGACTTCCTTGCTTGGTGCTACTCCGTCAGTCCTGCGCTCGTACCGGTCTTCCTCCATCATCTTCTTGGCGCTGAACATTCCAAAAACTTCTTCGGGTGCCGTGTCCTTGGTGAGCTGAATGTCAAAAAACCCTGTGCTCAGGCACTGTGCTACTGACTCGGCGAAGTCACTCTTGGCCGTTCCGGGAGGGCCCAACATTAGCAGGTGGTCCCTGGCAATCAGTGCTGTTAGGGTGCCGTCTACCAGTGCACCGCGCTCGGCGAAGCGTGTCTTCAGTTGGCTGCGTACTTCCATTAATCTTGCGTTAGCTTTGGTCATCTTCGTGTCCTCCTTCGCGACCGCCAGGGTCGCGGTTGTTTGTGAATTTGTATGTTGTTCAGTTATCATCACTTTACTTATTCCTCATTTTTTCCATCTTGACAACATTTTTTTTGTCATTCCAACAGATTAATTGCCAAAGGCTTCGGCAACGGGGTTTCGCCGGATAGAAGACGCACCAAGACCTCATTGAGTGAAGATTTGGGTATAGTCGAGATCTCGGTGCAGCCTGGAAAGGCTCGGAAGGGTTTATGCGGATGCTGCTACCGCAGCCTCGGGAGTGGTGTCAGATTTTTCCTCGGCAGCTTTTTCTTTTCTGGCAGCTTCGCGTTCCGCCTTCTTGGCTGCCTTGGCCTCGGCCTTTTGTTTGGCCTTCTCCTCGGCCTCTGCTGCCTCGTCCTCTTGGCGTTTCGTGATGTCCTTGGTGAGTCTAGTTCCAGCACGTTCCACCTTGTCTGTCAAGTCCTTCACGGTGGTACCCAGTATGGAGCTGTACAATTCGGCACGAGCACGCAGCTCGTCGAACTCCTCTACGCGCTTTTCCAGAGTCTTGGTTCGGACAGTGTCCCAGCCTTCCCTGGCGTACATATCGAGCAGGCTCATCATGTCACTGAGCTGCCCCTCAAGACCGTTCCTCGTCGACTGTCTGAGCGAGTCGAGTGTTTCCTGCGTGTCAAAGGCTGGTATGACCGCGGTAGTCATCCCGAGGTCGGTCAGGAAACCGTGCCAAGCGCGAACCTTTGCCGCGTGAACTGAGGGGATGTACCAGAGTCCTCCGTGCGGGAGAATTGGGCAGGCATCCCAGAGGCGGAAAGCGTGCTGGAAAGCGTTGCGGATGTCGTAGCTGAGATAGGTCTCTGCCAGCTCAGTGTACTTGGCTCTCAGGGCTACCGCCGAGGGATGAGTCTCATCCTCGAGAACCAGACAAGCACCTGCACTCGCGCCATCTCGGTAGGCTTCCTTATTGAACCCAACCTTGATCTCGGTTTTGAACTCGGCGTCCTTCGTGGAAACTGCGTCGTCGTCGTCGTCAACTACGGAGCTGGTTACAATGCTGTGAACGATTTTGTTGGCGCTATCCTCTACTAGAACGGCCATCGCCTTCCCGTGGTCACTCTTGCCGGCATTGAACGTCTGTTGGATTGCTTTTCGGTAGCAGCTGTTCGGTGTCAGTTTTGGAAAATGAAGATCGTCCTCTAAACCGTGCTTAATTGCCAGACTGTCCACCTGGTCCTTCGGGCGAGTGCCGGACAGCGACCAGCCACAAAGGTCGCCCAGGTGCTTCCCCTCGGCCTGCTGCAGCGTGTCAGCAATCGCCTTCACCGAAATGTGCGCAGTGGGCTGCGGTGCAGGTTCTTTCGTCTCAGGCTCCGTCTCCTTCTTCTCAGGGGTAGGCTTGTTCGGAGCCAGCGCTCTCTTGATCTGCTTGGCGGTTGGTGGCTTCGCCTCAACTTTCTTGCTGCGGCGAGTTTTTGGGACAGGTTTTGTTGCAGCTTCCTCCGCCTCCGCCTCGGGGCCTGGTTTACCAACCCATTTCAAACGAAACTCTACCGCCTTGAGAACACCGCCAGCACTGGTATCCTCGGCGATGTTTTCGGCTTTGCATACCACTGCAAGAAACTTGGGAAGGACGCGCTCTCGCTGGTCGCGCTTGCGCTTCAAGAATCCCCTCGCTGCCTTCTTCGTGTCGGCGTCGTAGGCGTCCTTGCCCTTGCTCACTAGTTTCGCGATCTCCAACCCTGTCATTACGTTGTCGTTTGCTGTCGTCATTTTTCCGGTCCTTTCTTGCGGCCTCCGCCGCTGGTTACCCGTTTCTTTTAAAGGTTTGCTCGCCGCTCTGCTTCCCACTCGTACGCGGCGAATTCTTCTTGTCGTTTTTTCTCACTTCTGATCCTGGTCATCTCTGCGTCAATCAAACATTTTTGCAGCGCGTTACATAGGTCCTGGTATCCGCGGTCCGCGGCTGGTTTCTGTGCAGCCTTCTCCGGATCGTTCTCAGCTCGCTCTGCCGCTTCAAAATACAGCTCTGCCAGCGCGTTTTTACCGTCCTTCTCCGCGCTCGCTGCGGCGTTCAAAAGCTGTCCGGCTCCAACTTTACAGCGCTCTATTTTTGTGGTGCGGCCTGTCCTTGTTCGGTTCACAAAAACCAGCTCCCCGCGCTCGGCCCCAACCCAAACTTGGCCTTCAATAAAAAGCTCTTTTATAAATTCGTAGCTCAGTTTTTTCTCTTCAATTTCAACCGCGTCCTTCAGAAAAATAATCGTGTCATCATATTTCCAGTTCGCCCCCCCGTTAAGGGTCCGGCTCGCTCGGACAATGTTTCTGTAGCAGTGAACTTTGATCGGCTGGTTCTTGTCACGGGGTATGGTCAGATTCCGTACTACAAATCTCCGTCCCGTGGCCTTTACTGTCGCTACCCTGTCTACGTTTATTGCCCTCATCGCGTCACTCCTTTGTTGTTGTCAACCAACACTCCTACTTATTCACCATATTTTAGCTCGTGACAATCTTTTTTTTGTCATCAAAATAAAAAAGCGGTAAATTGCTGCGAGTACAGGAAGTTACAGAGGCAGTTTTTTGGTCCAATAATCTGTGGCCAAGGCGTCGAACCATTCCTGGAGTCCCGAATCCGTTTCCTCCTGAAATTTCTTGGCTCGAGCAAGCGAGTTCTTGGCCCCCAAGATCCTGGCTCTCGCCTTTGTCCAAACATACTCAGAAGCATCCGCGAAGTCCCAGTAAATATTGAGGCCGGGGCACATGCTTCGGACAGGGGAATCCCACAGCTGGATGGTGAATCTCCGTAGTTTCTTTCCTGCCTGGTTGTACGGTCGGAGGGTTGCTTCACTACAAGCCAGCCCCTCGCGTCTTGTAATCTTCTCAACTTCGCACCTACGTAGCTGGCCTGTCTTGAGAACAAGCCAGAGGACATCACCCTCAACGGGTTCTCTCAGTTCATTCTTCAGCATACTTCTGGTCCTTCCCACGGGCCCCAATGTCCCGTTTCGTTTATCCGCTCGCGCATCTCAGAAAACTTGTAGCGGAAGCATTCTTCGGGTTTGATTCTGCCAACCTTGTAGAACAGATCGCGGGGCACGACGTTGTTGGTTTCAGTGTCCAGGCACATCACGGTTTTCAGCTGCCTGCCGGCAATCACTCCGACGACTGCCGTGAATTCAATCCATGAGTGGCCATATCTGGTGAACGGTTCTACTGTAAGCGTAGGAATACCATGTACCAAAGTGTACTGCTCATGCTCGCCCTTGAGCCACTCGTCCATCAGATACTCACCGGAACTTTTGTAACAATTTCCTTTCATTGGTTT